TTTGTTGTGCAAGCTATACACATACCCTCTTGCAGGTGCGAGTGCTTACCACAGGTATCACACTCTCTTAATACTGATTCTTCCATTACTTCTCCTTTAAATAGTTGGCTATATATCTATCCATTTTGCCCAAGAAAACTACATCTTCTCTTAGTTCTTTTTTAAGAGGCTGTCTCTTGGCTTGAACCATTCTTCTTAGTCTCTCTTTGACTATACGGTTATGCAGATCCATCAGTAAAGCCTTACTCATCTATCCGTACATTGATGTGCTTTTAGGGGATCTAAGTCTATGATCCAGCACCCTAATTTCCCTTAAAATATTATCTCGCTTCTTTGCCATCTCCGCGTACTTAATGTTGGAATCATCGGCATGGTAGAAGACTGATCCTTTTCCTTCATTCTTTGTTGCGAGATTAATGCAGGCATCACCGACCTCCATCAGCTCAAACTGTAACTTTTTTAATTGCGATTCTTTCATGTAAACTCCTAGTCGATTGATCTACTTTGTTTAGGGTTGTGCTCAATTGCACTACTTAAAAAGGGATGTCATCATCTAAGGTAGGGGATGCTTCTACTGAAGGTTTGGAAGTGGTAGGGGCTGACTTAGAATCCTCATCTTTAGATGCCCATAAAATATCTAACTCGGACACTATCACCTGCAGACTAGACTTCTCTAACCCCTCTTTATTTGTGTATGTATTTAGCTCTAGCTCGCCAGTTATCTGCACCCATTGTCCCTTAGTTAAATACTGAGAGAGCTTTCCTTCTGCACGCTTACCAAAGATAGAGCATTGAATCCATTGCGTCTTTACATTGTCTCCATACCCTACCTCATCAGGCACGCTAAACCTAATCATCTGAGAACCTTTCTTGGTTGTTGATACCTCTGCCGCTTTTGCTAATCGTCCTGCGAATATAACTTTCATTTACTATCTCCATAATGTGCAGCTACTACCTCTGCTGCTTTTGCTTCTTCACTTAATGTGACCTTCCAATATTCACTTCCTTTCTTTCGGTACTCTTCAAGATCCACTCCGTTCAGGTCTGGAACTTTTGCGTAGTCGATAGATCCTTTTCTAACAACCTTTGTTACTGTAACGCCATAGCCTTTTGCATTTGTTTCGCCAGCTAAATCAGCGAGTCTCTTCTTTGCATCATCTAAAGCAATCTTGCTTCTCTTGTTGTCGTGTGACGCTAGTAAGTAATCATTAACAGCTATCTCAAAATCTTCATCACCATCCTTATCCTGATAATCTTTGTCAGTTAGTGGTGGCTCAGACTCAGACTCCATGTACTGCCAGAAAATTGACCATGTTTCTACAATCTGTTGCTGCATTACTTTGTCAGCAACTACCTCTGTCATTACAGACTCTTGCGTATCTGCATCGTAGACAAAAAAGACTGAGCGATCTATTCCTGAGACCAGCATCTGCGTTTGCACCTGCCATCTATAATGACCAAGATCTCCACTCTCTGCCTTTCCCCAGGTGATCGAGTCCTTCCCCTTAGCGGGGCATTTGATCTCTACATTGACTGTCTCACTCAAGTCGCAACCATCTAATGATGCAGAAAAAGGTATACCATCTATCTCTTTTCTGAAAACCATTGGAGATAATTGCACGTCAAGATCTAGCTCTGCCTTTGATCGAGCCTCATCCTCATACTCGTTGCCTCTTTTCATAGCATCATTAGTAAAAACTTTTACCTTGTCATGCTTTAGATCCCATAATTGTTTAGGCGTATTAGGGNAGAACGGATTCTCTCCGAACAGAGAGGGAGTTTCACTTGCGTTAGCTGTACGCTTTCTTGCAAGCAGCCACTCATCACTGCCCTGCACGGTCGATTGATCCACTACGCCACCTCCGCTTGCTTTTCTGCCATTTTCTTTCTAAGCGCGGCAGATATTTTAGGCTGTTGATCTGTAGTGATTTCCTCTAGTGATGGCGCACCGATCCACGCTAGTAGTTTTGCTGTGTCTGTCTCAGTCTTTTTGATTAACCCCTTCAGCGCGGTCACTTGTGATTTAGTAATTACACTGACCGACGCCTGCTTTCTGTTGTCTAAAGTGTCCGCATCTTTTGTGTCGTCAATCGCGAACAATCCGTTCAGCGCATACTTCCGAGAGTAAGATGAGGTCGCTCCTGATAATTGAGCAAGATCCATCCCCTTCTTTTCGTCAGGCTCTCTAGCGTAAGCTGTCGCAGTAACGACTTCCTTACCATCTCTAATGGAGGCTGTTGCTTTTATATAATAACGATCTCCAATCAAAACCACTTCATCGTCAATCGTTAATGATAGTCCATCGAGCAGCGGCTTCACTGCTTCAACAATATCCTCACAACTTCGGTATTGATATTTACCAAAGGTGTTAGTCTGTCCTTTCGGAGCCACTAATTTAGACTGTATATCTGCTAACCTTTTATATATGCTCATGTTTTATATTCTCCTGTTAAGTTGTGTAACTATATTACTCTAAAAGTAAAGATAAGTCAACCCTAAAGTAAAGATAATTTACAAAAAAATACCCTAACCCCTGTCAAAAGGTTAAGGCTTTGCTGTTGGTGTTGTTTTTTAAGAGTAGTTACGGATCATTAGTACCACCCTCCCTTTTATGTTATCAACAGCATCAACTATTAATTCTGCGTGTGCTGTATTGTCTGCTTTGATAATAATCTTTCCGTCCGCTCTTAATAACAAACGCCTAACTATCGCAGAAGTTGGCGTGGTGAGAGCGTACAACTGACCATCTTCAATCACGACATCAGACTTATCAAGTACAACGCTATCCCCGTCATTCAGTTCGGGAGACATAGAATCGCTTTTAATTGTTATCATTTCTAGTGAGTCAGGATTAAGTTGCTGCGATTTAATCCATGCCTGCGGTATCGCCCATCTATCAGCAGGTGACTCAATAAACATTGCATCATCCCCGTCAAAGTCTGTCTTGTCCATCCATCCCGTAGGTTTTTTACAGGCGATCTCTATCTTACGAGCAAACCTATCTCCTATCTTCTTCTCAGATTTAGTTGAAAAGACTTGCGAGATATAGGATGGGCTAGTATTGGTGAGCTTACAGAATCCATCCACAGACTCACCGCTATCTTTAATTAACACTTTTAAATTTATCTCTCTTATTTTATGTACTTCCATAATTATTCTCCCGAATTAACTTCGCGCTTAATATACTATAGATTACTTGTAAAGTAAAGTTCCTCCGCCTAAGTATTACTTTTATATTACTGTAGCTTTGATTGAATCTGGTGAAGGGCATTAGACTCGCACTCATCAAGGTGCTGGGAAATTGTCGCATATCGAGACATCCATTTGCGACACCAAGTTGTGTAAGCAACCCCTGCTTGTTTCGCTAAAGCTGTCTTAGTTTTTGATCGCAGACCTCTACCTTTACAAGCGTCACAATCAAATACAACTCCGAGCTTATGATGTATAACACCTCTTCCCTCACACTCTGGACATTTATGAGGAGACACTGCCTCAGATAAAGCCATTACTATCAGCGTATTAGTTTCTTCTTCGCTGGCTTTCCATTCATCAAAGTAAGACTGTAACTCCTTCTTGACATGCTCGATCAATCGACTGTATATTTCTTGCCCAGAATCTCCAGCCCATTTTATTCTCATCAGCAAGTACGCACTTTTATTTAAACCAGATAAGGCAGCAGCAACATCTGAAGAGGTAATGTTTGATTTGCTTGTTGATGATATTGATGGTTCAAGTGAGCCACCTTTGGCGCAGAGTTTGGCTAGTAGTTTTGGATTCATAGCAAAGTCCTTCCGTAGTCAGCGATCAGTAGAGCATCAGCACGATCACAATCTTTCTTTCTTTCTAGCGAAGCAAGGGGGTACATTTCTTTTGCCAGAACTCTAGCACTATCTTTAGGTTGCTTGATAAGCTCGTGATGACGCTTCCAAGAAGTAGGAGTAACAAGGTTAGGTGGTGAGAGTATCGCTCTTAAAACCCCTCTCAAGAAGCCGTAGGTAGAACCGAAGTTGAACATTGATACTGCTCCGTTATTAGGCATAGCGGAGACTCTCTCAAGAATAACAGTAGTCTCTTCTGATGCGTACAATCTCAAGTCTTTTATTATCTGCTCCTCATCAAGGATTCTCTTCTTCTTTTTGCCGCTGATTATCATTACAGTTGCAAGATCAAATACTTCAACATAAGTTCCGTCATCTTCCAGCACTGCAATTGCTCCATCAATGCCAGGATCTACGCCTATAATCATACTAACTCCTTGATGATTCCAGTATTGATAGCGGTCTCTAAGGTTTTTGCTACGAACTTCCACTGTTCGCCATACCGATCTTCCCAATCGTTAGGGTTATGATGTAACTCACTATGCTCATCTCTCGTTAAAGGGATCGCGAAGTAGTCTGAGGCTTTTGTTCCCATTCCTCCTTCACCTCTTCCGATAATGTGGTGAGGGTCGTCAGCAGGTCTACCCGAAATGCAAGAGGGTAAAGTCTTAACCCAGTCTAAATACTTTCTATTGCGTGCTGTCTTAATCTTTAATCCCATAACTTCTCCTTAGTGTTTAACTTCATCAAGCGTTGGTAGAAATATTCCGAACTCTGTAGCCCATGCCTGTATCTGTTGTAGATATTCAGAGAACTCCCCAGTCTTTAGCTTACGACTAGAGCCTGTTACTTTAATCAGTTCACCATCTGGTAGCACAGCTTCACTCGGCTCTAAGAATTTCTGCTTCATTGCTTCGTGCATATTCAATGGGTCTGAGCCTGACTCTTTAGCTAGTACCCTCATCCATGACCAGTACAAATTATTCTGATCATTACTTCTGTTCTTTTTATAAGGCTGGATAGTGACGACCATCTTTCTATCTAAGCGGTAATCTATTTCTCTTACAGCATCTTCAGCATAAGTTTGTGTAACCTTATTTTTTATGACATAAACTTTTTTATCCATACAATTATCGTTCTCTATATCGCTAGTGGGGTGGGTCGATTGATCGATTATCTCAGACACTCTGATGTTTCCGAAAAGTAAGCGCAGTTCGTCTATATATTTCGCAAGTTGCGGATACTTTTCTCTATTACTTTCTCTGTTCAAAGTTTAGTAGAGGGGGAGGGGTAGGGTTGTGCTCCAACTCCTTGTTTAGGTATCCACTGCTGAGATGATTCATGCCACCAAAAAGTCCAGACTCCTTCCCATTCTCCGTGTCTCTGCTTGGCTACATTTATATAACTGTCTGGCTGTCTTTCGTCATACTTCGCATCGCCTTTCTGTTTGTAATATTCTTTCTGAGTATTGCGAGAGAGGATTAAAAGGTTATCCGTTAGATCAACCAACTCACCCGCACCTTTGACATCACCTTTTCTTGGAATAGTGAAGGCGCTATTCTGGTCTGGTTTACGGATGTGCATCACAATATGTATGTGAATCTTATGTTCTTTAGCAGCCCACTGAAGCGAGTCCATAAACTTTTTCTGAGGCTCATTGTCTGACTGATTAATTCCACACTTAACGAGACTATCTATCATGATATGTTTGATGCCTAGCTCTGTCGCAGCCCAATGGATCATACCGATAATCGAGTCTGGATTAACTGTTCCTACTTGATCGTATATCCATACCTTGTCTTTAGAATACTCTTCAAATTTCTGACTCCACTCTCTGGATGGTTGAGATTCTCCTGATGCCTGTCTTAGCATTCGAGCAACCGTTGCAGCAGGTAACATTTCCATTGATGCAATCAAAACTTTCGAGGTCTTTGCTAACCATAATGCAGCTTGACCCATGACCAACGACTTACCGTTTCCATTTATACCTGCCCAGATAGTTACCTCACCTTCTCTAAAACGAAACTGATCGTGCGTCTTCTGCCAAGGCAATGCTTCACCGTAGAGTTTAACTCCATTCTCAAGTCGATCAATCGCTTCTGCCATAAAGTCGTTAGCAGGGCAGATAGATTGAGACTCTTGCTGTGCGATAAAGTTTCTAAAATTTTTGTCTTGAATAATATTCATTATTTTCCTTTCTGTAATTAATTGAAGTATATATTTTAAATGGTTCTTTAGATGGGTATAAAGTTCTCGCCTGATAGGGTTGATGTTGAAGACTCATTCAAGTCAGCATAATAAGATTCAAACTTAGTTGCACCGAATAGGGTTTCAGGGCGCAGATATTTACTCATCACTCTATCAAGATGCCACTCGTCATACTTCATATCAATCACTCCGATGATCTCCTTCTCTGTAATGCCTGATGCTAACCTTGCTTTAATCTTGTCAAGGTTCCCATTGACTGCTCTAAAAGTCTTCCCTGTTTTCTTGTTGAGATGCGATAAGATCCTCTTCTCGACAAGTTGTTTATTATCTTCCTGTTTAACTTCCTGTTTAATGCAGTGTTCCTGAACCACTAGGTGGTGTTCCTGAACCACTAGGGGTGGTGTTCCTGAACCACTAGGGGTAGAGGTATTTATGATTGGCGTAACATCAAAACTGTTGGATGTTAATGATCCATCTTTACGGTAACGGTGGTGAACTCTTATCAGATTAAGGTTCTTTAATTTAGTAAAGCCTCTCTTGATTCTGTCTTTAGAGATGCCCGTTAGCCGAGAGATATATCCGCTTGATGGTATACAGAGATAATCGTTCTCTTCGTTTGCGCAATTGCATAACGCTAGTAATATCATTCGATCTGTTGTGGATAACTTTTCTTTAGGGATGGTCTGCATGTGTTTCCATGCACTCCCGATTGCAATAATACTCATACTCTTTTTTCTCCTGTTACTTTTAAATAAGCTGTTCGTTCACGCTGTAAATCAGCAGGAGATAATCTTTTCCCTCTCTTGCGGTCTGAGGAGGCGATAGCGAGTATTAAACGCTCATGCTCTGCATCTGCTATGGTTGAGCTGTGTCGTCTTGTACGGGCTTCCTGTGGGCTTAGGGATGTATGGAATAAATCTCCCATCTTCATGCCCAGAGATGCAACGATACTTTCTGTCGAGCATCCTGCCCAGCATCTAAGTAGAATTTTGTCATCAGTATCCTTAATGGCAAGTGATGGGGTACGGTCATCATGTGATGGACAGCACGCTAACCATTGCGAATCGCCAACTCTCTTTACTTTTTCTAATTGCTCTAAGATATTCTGCATCATCTTTATTTCCTTGATGTTTAATATTAGATCGTCTACAATAATGCAGACGATGCGTGGTTTAAATGGGTGATCGATTGATCGAGAGGTAAATAAACTAATAACAGTTAGTAGTAGATGATTGACTGTTGTGCTTATCGTTAAGTGAGATGCTTTTTAATCAAGAGCATCTCATTTTTTATGAGGCTTCCTTATACTCTTTCATGTACAGCACTTCTAGTCTGGATACTAATCCATTCGTTAAGGCTTCAATCTTCTTGGCAATTTTAGGGTTGGGATTTCTTTCAGTGTCGTAAGCTATTGCAACTAAGTATGATTGTCCTACGCCTACCAAGTCTGCAAATCCTTTCCACTCTTCCGTACCTTGTTTAATCTTATTATCTCTTAACCAATCTCGTAATAACATAGTAGCTTTCCTTTATAATATAGTAATGTAAGTTACCTCAAGAGTAAAGCATTTATGCGCACTTGTCAAGTACAAATTATAACTTGACTGTATGGTTAAGTTGAGGTATTCTTTTTCTAAGGTAGGGCTAGATGTTTAAAGATAGATCTTGTGCTTATATCATTTTAGCTGGATAGGTATTACTTTTAATAATCATAAGCATACATTACTTACTTAATGTAATCAATGAGGTGTTGGGAGTATGGACTCTTCCTTAATTTGCTTAATGCTTTTGCTTCGATCTGCCTTACTCTCTCTCTTGTGAGGCTCATGGATTGACCTATTTCTAGCAGTGTCATAGGCTCGTTGCCGTTGAGACCGTATCGCATAATAAGGAGGACTCTCTCTCTGTCAGTGATAATTTTAATTAGATGTTCTTCCATAATTTCTCTCCAAAGGTATTAACTTCTGTTGCGTGATCTTCTAACCAGAAGATATTGTTTTCATAACCGAGACTCTCTAGCACCTGCTCAAAATTAACCTCGTCCTCGTATTCAAGATTAAAGGCTGTGAGTTGTTCCTGTTTATTGTTGCGCCAAGTTGCTTCGTCTGGATGTGTCACTCCGTAATAGTCTGCCTCATCTTTATTCCCATAAGCCTGAATTAAGATACTGTTATTTAATACGATGTCCGCACCGTAACTCTCATCAACAACAAAATCATCTTCATTAATTTGGCGTGGTGAGTTATATATATTCAGAACAATATCTGTTATTTTATAAGTCGTGTGTTCCATAACGCTACTCCAGTCGATCAGTCGATCATAATTATAATATCTTGAACTTCTGTTTTAGTAAGTTCATCTGTTTCAAAGAACCAATCTCTTAAAGAGAAGTAGTAACCGTCTAATTTTTTTGCGAACTCAATGTTGTTTCCTTTATGTGCATAGTGCCAGCTTGCATGGTTGAAAGTTATAAGGTTGAGTGCGGTAGAGGCTGCAAGAGGGGATGTTGTAAGGTCTGTATAATTGCTTTCGATAACGACCCTGATATCATCTGTCTGTCCTATCTCGATTAAGGGTGCTTTGTCACCTTTCAGGTCAGTGATATGGTAGAACTCCCAATATCCACCGCTATAATCTTTCCAATAAAGATCTGCTGCTCTGAATATTGCTTCCTCCATTGGGGGTGTGTGCTGTATAGTAAAGTAATCGGGTAGGAACTGCATACGATCCTCTTCTTTTACAAATGTTTTCGTTACGGTGTTAGTGTTAGTGTTAGTGTCGTTCATTTTAATATTCCTTTAGTTGGTGTGAAAAGTTTTGGCTTTTAGTTTGCTTACAGGTGTCAAGTCAAGATCGTCAAGATAGTATTGTAACACCTCCCAATTAACGCCTACATTAGCGTCAAAGTTTTTCTTTACTGACCAGAGTACGCTTTTAGCATCATCCTCTGTAATAGGGTAGTCTGGGTCTGTAGCTAACCCATACACATCTTCAACGCTCCACACTGATACGATTGTTGTGCCATCAGCTACTGCCTTGTCGTGTCTGGCAAGGCTGGTTGTGTTAAGGGTATTTACATATAGTTCTAAAGCTGTATCTGTATCAGCCCCATGTATATTAAATGTGCTATAGGATATAGTTTCATCCTCATTACCTCTTACAATAACTATCTCTCTCTCTTGATCCTCGATCTTCTGAAGCTCCGTTATTAGTTCTTTAATTTTCATTTCATTTCTCCTGTAATTGTATCGGTGATGATGCGGTCAACTTCAACCCAGTCATGAGTCATTAGTTCTTCTTCAGCGTTAGCCCATTCGTTATCAGTTACCTCTCTGCCAACCCAGCGTTTTACTGTATCTCTCTCCCACCACATAACAATAATTTCCTCATCTTGGTTGAGATACTTCATTGCTTTGATTAAGTTTTTAACTTTCATCTTACTTCTCCATAAAAAAACCACTCGGAATTGAGTGGTTTGTGTTGATTAAAGATAACAAGTCGATCAATCGAATTGCTTGATTGCGTTAGTGATATAGTCCATCGCTTCTGATTCTGATGTGATGGATTCAAACCCATCCAAGACGGTTGAGCTAGATGCTTGTATAACGCTAGGTGTAATACTGAGTGGTGTGCCAAGCCCATCATTTACCTTCCATGCCTCTAAGAACTTCGCTTCAAATATAAATGTTCTGAAGAACGCAGGTTGGACTAGCGTTATAGCTAAACTATTAAGGTTTACAGGTGTCCCGAAAGATTTAACGGGGAATGATAGTACATGACGATCCTTTTTTCTATTAAAGACTTTAGCACTATGCGTAAAGCCTGTGATTTCTACAGAGTGTCCAGCCTCTTCAAGTCGAGAGGCTAATGCTAGTGCGGCAACTCCTCTCCATTTGTATTCGGAGGAAGGTATTATCACTGATGCGGTGAGATTAACAAGTAAGCTAACCTGTCGAGGTGCATTCTTACTAGCTCTCTCTGTTTTTTCCCAAGCACCACCCAGATTTCCGTTGTATACAGCATGGATATCAAGGAAGTCGCCTTGATCTCTGCGTACTTTCCGTCTACGAGCAGACTTTAAGGTTGGCATCTTGATCTTCTTTGCTAGTCGATTGACTAACTTGACCCCATCAGGGTAGCCGTCATTCATTACTTGATGGATCTCCTCTACTGTACTGAAGCCGAACCAGTCGACCAGATCTGTGTTGTTGGAATATGCTGGATCTGTGAAGTCAGAGGAGGTTGACGAGTTCTTTTTAGCAGATGCTGCCGACCTCCTGAATTTTTTCACACTCTCTACACTAGAGTGTTTGTCGTGTATTATTCCGTGTCGTCTTATTATAGGCATAGTTTTCTCCTGTTATGCTGTGAGAGCGATCTCATCTTCGCTCCATGATTTAAAGTATGTGTCCTTGATTTCGGACATACCCCACCCAGATAGTAATAGCTTGGTGTACGCTATCATTTTACGAGTAGAGAATACTCTCCGTATCTCATGTCGATCAATCGACTTGCGAATTGAACAACCCCACTCGAAGATCTCCTTTTCTGCGATCTTCTCCTCGAATGATTCATCGTAGTCTATGTCAACTACTTCAAATCTGTCGAGTGTTGAGGCATCAAGGCGTTCCCTTGCAGTGTACATTGGATCTGCACCTTGTCCAAAGGTATTGGCGCAACCGATCATGATAAAGTCTGGATGTTTCTTTACATAAGGGTTCTCGTATCGCTGAGGGATAAAGAATCCCCCATTAGCGAGTGCTTGGTTAAGGAATACGAAAGTATTTGCATCCCCTGCATCCATTTCATCAACGAGGAATACTCCTCCCTCTTCGTACATCTTGACGAATTGTGAGGGTACATAGGTGAACTTGCCTCCCTCTTCGATAGGAATTAACCAGCCTGCTAGTTGGGATTCACTCATCCCTGCCGTTACTGAGATAGAGGCAAATGGTCTGTCTAACGCTCTGGCAATCTGCTCTGCCATATGGGTTTTGCCTGTACCAGCGGCTCCCACTAACATAGGATAGAGTCCTTGTTGGGTTAGTTGTAACACTTTTTCAAACCGTTGATGAAGATGCTCATCACCTAGATCAACATCCTCTTTAGTGGGTACGCTGATGATGTGGTTTACAGGTTTGATTGACTCAAGTTTTAAGTCGATCAATCGACCTATCTCTTCCTCGTTTACTGAGTCAGGGATTAGTTCCTTGAGTGCTATCATTAGGTGGTTTACTTTTTCGGGTTCAGGTTCAGGTTCAGGCTTATCTGGTGGTAGTATATCCAGACTCTTTGCTATGGCTATTAATACTTTGTGGCTGAACTTTTCAACTAACTCATGATCACTCTCAGTGACTTCGTATAGAGGGTGAGACTTCCATCCTTCATTCTCTCTGATTAGCTGACTAAATCCAATACTTGTGTCGTTATCTGGTTTCATCTTTTTTCTCCGTTAAGGGGTTATAAATCTTAGTAGGGTAACAGCGCACACCGCACTACTAAACACTAGCAGTACAGTATCTATAATAAAAGACCTTACACGCCTACTGCGTGCCTCACTCTTCATCATGTTCTTTTTAAGTGGTACAGCATTAATCATTCTTGACCTCCAGTCGATCAATCGAGTTGTTAAAGGGGTTATTTACATAAACAAATTTTCTTCGGGATAAACCAATGGACATAACACTACCTATACTAAACAGACAACAACAATCATTCGTAGACTACTATGTAGGCGGTATGAATAAACTAGAAGCCTGTCAATCAGCAGGGTATAAAGCATGTAAGAGCTATGCTTACCAACTTATGGAGAAACCTGAAATAAATCAAGCTATTAGCGTTGGTCGTCTGGGGGATAGGAAGATTAATCCAATGGTTCACTATACTCCTGAATTGATTATGCAAGGTATATACAAGGAAACCTCGAATGATAATGCCAATACAAGACTCAAAGCATGGGAATTGTTGGCTAAAATCAAGGGGTTATTCATTGAACAGAAAACTGAAACAAATCAGGTTACCTTTAGTTTGAATATGGACAATCCCAAGTCGATTGGATCGACTACAGAGATATCCCATAGTGAAACTAATATTATTGATGGTGACACCGTTTAATCGCTTGACTCAATAAAAGTCACAAAAAGAGTTAAGCTGTTGATGTATATACACTTTCACCTGTTATGAAACCATGCTAGTCATAATCCTCATAAATAAAACTTATGGCTAAATTACCTAACAGGTATAGAAGTGCTAGAATATACGGGGTTATAAGAACACCCTCATAAATAAAACTTATGAGGATTAATAAAACTTATGAGGTTTATGCAGCCTTTAGATCAGGTTGTTGCATTTCCATTAATGCGAATGCAACTGCATCATTAAGCAACCCTTGCAGCTTCTCTTTATCACTCTCTCCAAGAACTTTCAAGATCTCATTTGCTTTATCGTACCACTTGGCTGCAGCAGGTGTTTTGGTTGCTGCTCTGAACTCACTCCATTTATTATAGTCGCATGGATCAAGCTCCATCTTTACAGCTTTACGAATTGCAGCTGTGTAGGTCTGTACTGTTTTAGGAGCAGGAGTATAATTGCTCCTGTCGATTACTCCTTTCATGTTCCAGCAGTTGGCGATATATGCGCCTTGCACTACACCCATTAATTCATCCTTTTTAATATCTTCACTCTTAACGCTTTCCTGCAGTGCTTGCAGTATCTCATTCGCCACGCCGTTTCTTATTGAAGAGGCTGAACTAACTGCCTCTTGTTTTTCATCTAGTGTTCTAAATAGTTGTGATAAATTCATAATATATCCTCTTGTTAATTAGTGCGGAATGCACTGATATGAAGTCGATCAATCGACCAGCCTCATATCGCTACATTCATAGCGAGGTGCTTATTTCAACTCGGCAACGCTAACACCTAGCGAGAACTCCGTAACATTTGATGATAGCTCGTGCCTGCCTCGTGATGAGGTGGGTGACAACCAGTGTAGCTGGTATGCCTAACAAGGTTGTTATGCTTGCCGTCTGCTCTTTGGTGCTGATTCTGGATTAGAGGATTTTTCAAGGCAAGTAATGAGTGGGTGAAAAGAAAAAAGGAGCAGGTGGAGCGTATGTATAATGCGAGGAGGGGGGGTAGAAGCGTACCCGCGAGCGTGCGTGCGTGTAATATATATATACAACCCCTGAGACAATTCCCATAATTTTTTTCCCAAAAAACCCCCAGAACCAGTTTTCAATTATTAAGGAGAGTTAATGGCTCAAGCAATAGAGTATTCAGCGTCACCGACAGGTGCTGCATTTCACAAGAGTAACAAGTTCATCAGGTGCATGTTGGGACCTGTAGGGAGCGGTAAGAGTGTCACTTGTATAATGGAGATGTTACAGAGGGCTATTCAGCAGGCTCCTTATAACGGCATTAGGAAGAGTCGTCATGCAATTATAAGAAACAGTTATCCCGAATTAAAGACTACGACACTTGCGACATTCAGTGATTGGATACCATTTGCCAAGATCAATTGGCAGCCACCTATTAAGGCATCTATATTTATAAAGGACATAGGTGACGGAACATCATTGGATGCTGAATTTTTATTTTTAGCGTTAGATCGTCCACAAGATTCAAAGAAGTTATTATCTTTAGAGTTGACGACTGCATTTATTAATGAGTGTCGTGAGATACCTAAAGATATATTGGATGTATTAACGGGTCGTGTTGGTCGTTTTCCGTCTGTTAGGGAGGGAGGTGCTACGTGGAGTGGGATTATTATGGATTCCAATCCACCCTCAACGGATTCTTGGATATACAGGATATTTGAGGAGGAGAAGCCTGATGATTGGGTTTTATTTAAGCAGCCCGCAGGTTTATTATTAAAGGGTGTGGATTATGTTCCGAACCCCGATGCTGAGAATATTCAGTACCTTCCTAACGGTCATGAGTATTATATGAGGCAGTTAAGTGGTAAGAGTGCTAATTGGATTAAGAGTTATATCTTGGGGCAATACGCGGACAATATGGATGGTAAGCCTATTTACGCAGAGTGGAATGATGATCTTCATATATCGGAGTCAGAGATTAATCCGATAAGGGGTTTGCCTGTTTATGTGGGGCTAGATTTTGGATTAACTCCTGCTGCTGCGTTTGCTCAGATAACATCAAGAGGTCAGTTAATTGTATTGGATGAGTTAGTTTCTGAGGATATGGGTATTAGATCATTCACAGAGTCATTGATGCAGCCGTTATTAAATACAAAGTATAAGGACTGTCCGTTGGAGGTGTTTGGAGATCCTGCAGGTGTAAAGAGATCTGACACTGATGAGAGAACGGTATTTCAAGAGTTGTTGTCTATGGGGATTTACGCACAACCGACAGAGACTAACTCACCATTAGCGAGATGGGAGGCTGTAAAGTTCTGGTTAAATAAAATGGTAGATGGTAAGCCTGCGATACAGGTAGATGCTAGATGCCACAACTTGCGTAAGGGGTTTAACGGTGGGTATAGGTTTAAAAGGTTGCAGACTTCTGGGGAGAGATACGCAGATAAAGCGGACAAAAACGAATACTCGCATCTTGCAGATGCTTTTCAGTATTTGTGCCAGGGCATTAAGTCAGACAAGCCTAAAAAGCAGATACCAATAGTATCCACTATGATTATTGACTCATCGGTAGGGTATTGATTAATACTTAATAAGTAACATTAACATATGTAATAAACTTCTTGACTTGTATGGTTAAGTTGGTATACTTAATATCTACTATTAGGAAAACAACACAAAAAACAAAGCCTCGCATTAGCGGGGTTTTTTTATGAGCGAGAACTATGGATTATCAAGAAACTGATTTTGAGATGGATGAAGAGGAGGTAGCACTTCAAGAGCGAGTAAGAATGACTGAGTTGTTAGACTTACTTGGATCTCGTCTTCAGTCTAAGGTTGATGAGCAGGTTCGTTTGCGCTCTCAGATTGAGCAGCGTTGGATAGAGGATTTGCGTCAGTATCAAGGCAAGTACAGTCCTGATAAAGAGGAGAATTTAAAGAAGGCGGGATCATCTAAAGTTTTTGCTAATATCACAAGATCTAAAACGAACGCAGCAGAAGCTCGTTTATCTGATATGTTATTTCCGACAGATGATAGGAATTGGGAGATTAGCCCAACCCCTATACCAGAGATGGCAATGGATCTAATGGATGAGACTCCTGTTACTAATGAGATGGGTGAGCAGGTTATGACACCAGAAGGTGCGCCTGTAGAGAAGAGAGATATGGCAGCAGGGATGATTTCGGCAGCCAAAGAGGCATCCGCTGCAATGCAGACAGAGATGGATGACCAGTTAAACGAGGCGCATTTTAATACAACATGCCGCGAGGTTATTCGTGATGCAGTGCGTTTAGGTGTTGGAATCTTAAAGGGACCTGTTGTTGTTGGTAAGACTAAGAAGCGTTGGTCTACTGTAACGGGTGAGATGGGTCAGACAGCACAAGTATTAAGCATTATTAAAGATTTAAAGCCATCCGCTGAGAGAGTTGATCCTTGGGACTTCTTTCCTGATATGTCAGCTCGTAAAGTAGATGAGGCGGAGTTCTTCTTTCAGCGCCACACAATGAACAAGAGGCAGTTAAGGGCGTTGATTGGTCAGCCAGCCTTTATCGAAGAGCAGATCAAATTAGTATTACAAGATAATGACATTCTAAATAACTCTTCATATATTAACGACTTGCGTTCCATTAACGGGTATTCGCAATCAGATAGTAATAACTATGAACTATGGGAGTATCACGGAGAGATCAGTAAAGATGATCTTGAGGCGTGTGGTTGTGAGGTAAGCGATGATCCATTAGAAGTTTATGAAGGTGTTGTTTGGTTCGTTAATGGCAGAGCCGTAAAGGCAGAGATCAATATGATGGAGACAGAAGAGAGACCGTTTTCTGTGTTCTGTTGGGAGGAGGATGAAGGCTCTATCTTTGGCTTTGGCATCCCTTACCTAATGAGAGACGCACAGGCAGCTATCAATGGCGCGTGGAGAATGATACTCGACAACGGTGGGTTATCAGTAGGACCACAAACAATTATCAACAGAGAGCTTGTAGAGCCTGCTGATGGTAACTGGACTGTATCGCCTAAGAAGCTCTGGTATATGACAGATAAGAATCGAAATGTTCATGAAGCATTCGGATCGTTTGACATTAACTCTCACATTAGCGAGTTGAATAGCGTCCTCAGCACAGCCAAGTCATTAGCGGATGAAGAGACAAGTCTCCCTATCATTGCGCAAGGTGAGCAAGGCACATACACAAGAACTGCAACAGGGATGAGTTTACTAATGAACTCTGCCAATGTTGTCATTCGTAGAGCGGTAAAGAACTATGATGACAGTATAACTAAGCCTTTCTTAACAAGGCTTTATGATTGGAATATGCAGTTCAGCAATAAAGAAGAGATTAAAGGAGACTACTTTGTTGATGCTCGTGGCTCTTCCGCACTACTCGCCAAAGAGATTCAAGCACAGAACTTGATTCAGATGCTACAAGTTGCGCCTGCTTATGGTCAGTTCTTTAAGATTCCAGAGTTGTTGCGCAAGACAGTACAGAGTATGCAGTTAGACGCAATCGCGTTAGTTAAAACTGATGAAGAGATAAAGCAAGAGCAAGCGAGTGGTCAACAAGCTCCTAACAAAGATCAGATGCTTATGCAGTTAGAGCAGCAGAAGATGCAGATTGATATGCAGATCAAGCAAGCTGAACTACAGATTGATCAAGCAGAACTAGGATTTAAACATCAACAGTTAGAGAGTGATAGAGAGATGCAGTTAATGGATGCCGCACTTGATAGAGATAAGACTGTTGCACAGATTCAATCTAAGACAGGTCTTGAGCAGATGAAGGCAAGCACAAAGCACGAACTCTTTAATAAAGAGGCAGAGTTGAAGCTTGCAACAGGTCATGGAATTTGATAGATACGAACTCTAATACATGGGAAGAGATTAAGAAGTGGGCGAACAGTCAAGTCGCCTCACTTCGTAACGAACTGGAGGAGAAAGGACTTTCCGAGATAGATACAGAATATCTCCGAGGTCAGGTCTCAGCCATACGAGGGTTGATGAAATTAGGCGCAGATGATGAGTCTGCCCCGATTGTATCAACTGAATATTTTGACTGATTAAGTCAAGTTGACTAGCAGCCCCATCCTAGATGCGGCAAAGGATAGAAGATGAGCAAAGAAACTACTGTCGAGATGACAGAGGAAGACGTATCTTTTGAAGATGAGTTTAATAACTTAGTTGCAGAGGATAGTGAAGAGAGCACTGAAGATATATCGGAAGAGAGTCCAGAAGAGGTTGCAGAAGAGATTGCTGCGATTGAAAAGGATCTTCAGGAAGAGGCAGTAGAGCCTATAGACTCAGACCTAATCAAACAAGAGAGGGATGAGTTACTTCAATACAAGAGAAGTAATGAGGGTCGAGTATCGGCACTTCAACAAAAGATAAACCAGATTCAGCATCAGCGGGCTATCCCTGTACAGACTCATAAACCTCCTGCGGACATAACGCCTGAGAAGTGGACAGAGTTTGAAGGGGAGTATCCTGAGATTGCACAAGCAATGAATGCTCGTATGGGTGCGATGGAAGAGCAGTTCGCACACAAAATGGAACAGCAGGTAGGTCAGGCTGTTGAACCATTACAGCACGCAGAGCGACAAAGATTTTTTCAAGTACAGTATGCCGCACTAGATGCCGCACACAGTGATTGGAAAGAAGTAGTACAAAGCGAGCCTTTTACAAATTGGCTCTCTGTCCAACCGAAGGCAGTTCAGCAGATGAAGACTAGCGAGGACGCAGTGGATGCCTCCTCTTTAATAAGCTATTACAAATCTTCGCAGATGCCCGCAGCAACGGAAGCAGCCCCTCAGTCTGAGGCGCAATCAGAAGTAGCTGATATACAGGCAAAAAGGCAACAACAACTTCAAGGTGCAACAAACATCCCTGCTCGTAGGAGTAGCGGTGGGAATAACGCAATACCAGAAGATGATTATGATGCTGCATTTGCCGCATACGCAAAGCAAGAAGAGATGAAGATCGCACAAAGGCGATAACACTCTTCATATTTTAATAGTCCATTTAAGGAGAAAATACAATGGCTACTACAAACTATTCAGGTCTGTCTCAACGCACTACTGCTTGGGCTGCCAAAGAGATGTTGGCTCACGCAGAGCCTATTGAGGTTCTATCTAAATTCGGTCTGGCTAAACCAGTTCCGAAAAATACTTCAGAGCAAGTCAAGTTCCGTCGTCCAGTACCTTTCAGTGCTGCAACTACTGCACTAACTGAAGGCACTCCACCTACTAGCTTAGCAATGAGCTACGAAGATGTGACTGCAACATTAGCACAGTACGGATCTGTTATTGAGATCACTGATAAAGTGACTGATCTAGCAGAAGATCCAGTATTGAAAGATGCTTCAATGCTTGCAGGAGAGCAAGCTGGCGAGACTGTTGAGACTTTGACTTGGAATGTAATCAAGGCAGGTACTTCAGTTCGTTATGCTAACGGTGTGGCAGGTCGTTCAACTGTTGCAGCAGCGCCTAGCCTTGCTGATCAGCGTGCAATTACTCGCACAATCAAAGGTAACAAAGGTCGCAAGATTACAAGCATGGTAGGCGGTTCTCCGAACTATACTACTGAGCCTGTAGATGCCGCTTATATTGCATTTGCTCATACTGATCTTGAGTCTGACATTCGTGATATGACTGGATTTGTTCCAGTAGAGAAGTACGGTCAGATGAAGGCTATGCCTTATGAAGTCGGAAAAGTAGAGGATGTGCGTTATATTTGCTCACCTACACTTACTATGATTGCAGCAGGAGGCGGTGCTTCAAGTGTTGATGTTTACGGAATCGTGTACATCGCTAAAGAGGCGTTTGGTTGTATCACTCTGAAAGGAGCTAATGCGATCAAGCCTATGGTGCTTAATCCTGGTACGCCACGAGGCGGAGATCCATTGGGTCAGAAAGGAACTGTAGGTTGGAAGACTTACTTTGTAGCTAAGATGCTTAACGAAGGATGGGCGGTTCGTCTTGAGTGTGCATTAGGCTAGAGTAGACGATCACACATCTTAACAGGTGTGTGGTTTTCTATATCACCGTTATGGTAGTTAGCGTAAGTTAGCTACCATACCAGTGCTATAGGCACTAAATCGTGAGGTGGGTATCGACTCGGATATTTACCTTTTTTTATGCGTGTCCAATAAGGATGCGAACACCCTGTCGCGAGACAGCGTTTTCCCATTGATGGAGATTTTATTATGAGTAATTTAGTAAGTGCGGCAGAAGTAGAAGCTACAAAAGAGACCGAAAAACCAGCAGTTAAAAGAGCTAGTCCTAGAAAACCAGCAGCTAAAAAAAGTGTTGTAACAATCAACATATCAAAGACGGAGACTGAAAAGAATCCTGTCACGGTCATCTATAACGGAACTCAATACGCTATCCCTAGAGGGAAAAATATTGATGTTCCTCCTGCCGTAGTAGAGATTCTTAATCACGCAGTAGAGACTCATGTTGACTCAGACCTTGGAGAGAGTCGAGATGTGCATCGGTATCCATTTCAAATCATATCAGGATAAAAAGCAATGACCTATCTACAACTTTGCCAGCGTGTAATGCAAGAGGCAGGTATATCTAGT